AGAGTGGGGTATATAGATTATTGGGTACGGTGAATAATACATTCAGTAATGTGTTATTTGATTTAACTTCATGGAATCGTATCAATGAATTAAGAGACCAGACAACACCACCAAATGGTATTATTACAGATGAAGAAGATTTATCCTTTATTGACTCTATAAAAAATAATATAAATGTAACGAATGGATGGTACGGTTATATAGATACTACAAATAATAAAACTAAACAGTTTACCCCAACATCTGATAAATTCTCATTCCTACCATTTGATAAAGGTGGATATGTTTTTGTTAAAAATTGGGATGTTAAAATAACATACCCATCATCTAAAGATGAAAACCATTATTTAGTTAATGGTGGGTTAATTGTAGTTGATAAGTTTTTATCGGTTGTTGGCGGTAGAGAAATGTTAGGATTAATAGTACCAGTTAAACATGGTTTATCCCAAGGTGATTTTATCAATATTTACAATTTAGCTGGTGGTTACACAAATAAAAAATATCGTGTAATAAAAATCGGTAATGATGATGGAGAATTAACAGAACACGCATTTGTTATAGATGTTGAAAGAACCCCAACTACCAATATAGGGACAGACCCGGTTATTACCAATATAACTAGATTCAAAAGGGTTGTAGCTGGCGAAGAATCTAAATACTATTTTAGGATTTTTAAAAGTTTAACAAATTTTGATGATTATGAGATATACCAGTTAGCATTTAGTAATACATTCTATAATGATAAAATGACACAAATATGTTTCAATCAAGATATTGATATAACTGGAATTACCGATAATTTAGGTAGACCACTTAGCGAACTGTATTTTACGTTTATTAAAACCGATAGTGATAATACATTTACGAGTGTAAAATCAGGTGTTAAAATACCATTCCTACCAAGTTTAGATATTCCAAATATTACATCTCCTAATATTCAATTCAGAAATGTTGCAGATATAAATAGAATCCATAATGGTATTAATTCTCCAGTGGTATCGCACACACCTTTAGAAAATGTAGTATCAATTAATAATAACACATTTTACGGTGATTTAGTTGAATACAACAGGTTTGAATTAGTTGAAAAAGTATTAGCTGATGTACATCATAGATTTAATTCAATCAATAGAGAATTAAATAGTAGTTTAGTTATAGATTCAAAAACTGAATCACTAGGTCCCCGTTACGAAGGTACTTATTACAAACCACATCATTTGGTTAGAATAAGAAATTATTCGAATTTTATTGAGCAGGGTGATTCAAATACAGTTGGTATTCCGGATTATGCTGAAGATATGGGTGATGGTACATTCTTATGGCGAGATTTGATGGATATTGGGTATAATAATGGACAAGGTTTATTAGATTACCCATTCTTAAATGGCGCACACTATATCCATACCAATATTAACATTTTTGGTAGGAGACAAGACCCATTTAATAAGTATAATTTATATCACAATACCTTTCCTAAGGATATTTATGGAGAATTACTAAATACTGATGATATTTCAATAAAAAACGGAGGAGATGACTGTTAATAGATTTAAAATAAAGTTAACACAAGGCTTAGAGTCAACAATTAACATCCCATTGACTTTGGAACCGCAATTAGTGGACCAATCTGAACTCATTGAAAGAGATTTCGTTAAAATTGAGATGGAAAATGCGGTAAATCCTATCACAGATTTCGAAAAGGTTAGATTCACTCCAATGAATAATGTTGACCCAACCCAACAAAAAATATTAAAACAAATTGATTATAGTATTTTTTTGTTAAAAAATGGTTCTTACGTGAATAGTTGGGGTGAAGTTGGTTTTACTGAAGACGATATTAAATTTAGACGAAATAGATTCAAAAATTCATTTTTAACTTTAAAATTTTACGATTCAGATATTACAACTGACCAAAATCTTGTAGCTATATCAACTGTTTATCCTTTTATTAGGTCTGATTTTTATAATTCAAATAGCAGTATACTAAAACCGGTTAATACAATACCTTTGCGATTTTTATTATCTGACCCAATTAAAATCCCATCTGGTTTCGCTGAAGGTTTTTATACATACTATTATAAAAAACCATTTGTAATTGGTGACCCGCCAATTGAATTGTATATGAGAGCCACATTTAGTAACGCAGCAACGGGTAAAGTAACTAATTTAATGTTTGCGAACACACCGCAAGATGTTACTAACATAATACCAAAAGTATTTGCTAAATATAGATTTATTAAAAATAACACCGGTTATTATTATAGCATTGACAATATACCTGGTTTTATTGACAGTACGAATGATACTGTAACTTTTAAAATGTATGAAATTGATGTATTGTAATGGAAATTATTAAAAAAACCATATCATTAGAGGGCATAACATCCCGTAGACCAGACAGTACGTGGGGGACTATTACAGCATCCACCATTTATATCAATATACCATTATATCAAAGCATTAACAATCTAGGGATTTACATTGATGAAGATTTTATAAATACACCACTTAGTGAACCATTTTCAATAAATGGCGCACCTAATTTAAATAATGTTTTATCTAATAAAATATATTCTGAAGGTGATTTATACTCTTTTATGACCGGAGCTACAAATACGGGTAATGTAAGTGGTTTTACTAAAGATTTAAGGTTAGGTGGTAGAACTGTTGATTTTTATTCAGCTAATACCGGTTATATAACTGGATTTACAGATGATAAATTAAACAGAGTTAAATCATATGACTTAAATAATCAATATCAGATAAATTTTGATATGGAACAAGACCCATATCTGAATATTCATAATCAATATGTTGATGGTGTTAGTAGAATTTTTAGTTTAGCTAACCCAACAGGATATACTGTAGACGCTAGAATAGATGGTGATATAGGTACTCCAAGGCAAACTACAGGTATTCAATATAGTGGATTTTCTAATTTTAGAACTTATATTGATTCAGAATCCAATACACCATATACAATCCCTGTTACATTAATGAGATATAAAGGTGAGGGTTGGAATGAATCAAATATCCAAGTTAAAGCATTAAGTAGGGTTGAATACTTATTAAATAAAGTATTTCCACCAACTGTTAATAGTGATATTTTTATAGATAGAGGGGCTAATAATGTGTTGGAACCGCATTTAAGACTATCTGAAGTGGAAACTCTTAATCATTTGGTTGAATATGGTAATGGATTTTATAAAGTGGTAAAACAATAATAGATATATTTATTGTTAAGGAATAAATAAGATAATTTTAAGAGAAAAAATAAATAATATATGTCAAGCGGAACGTATGGAGTTGTAAGGGGTGCAGATGTAAGCCCAAATGATGTTGAAATATTCGTACATTATGTTGCGTCAAGGGATGTTAGTACACCAGTTACTTTAACTAAATTAGACTCAAATCAAATATTACAAAAAGTTAATAACCCTAATAACCCTAATAATAACGAGATTTTCGGAGGGTTATACACCCTTAAATTGCCAACAAATACATTTGGTAAAAAAGGATTTTATACATTGGTAATTAAACCGGTTGAAATTAGAACCAAAATTATTGACGCAGGTGTTTTATCATCGGATGGTACACTAAAAGGGTTAATTTTTGATACAACAAGTATTGATACAGCATTTGCTAATAAATTTGAAAATAATGGTTTAGTTGGGTACCGAATCGAATATTTGAATACCGACCCAAATGTAGCTGAGAAAAAAATACAAAATTTTTTCAGAGTTATTACATCAAATAACAAAGTAGAACCGGTAAACCAGAACTTAACCAATACTAATCAAAAAGCTATTAGATATCGTTTAAACGATGCGTCAACTTTAACATTTTGCACAGTTACACCTAGTTCAGCATCAGATGTCAAACCTAACGCTCTTCCATTTATTGGTGAACCAAATCAAGATGTGATAATCACTAATACATTCTTCAATCCGGTTGTGATGGAAATTGAAATGGTTGAACACGACGCTGAGACATTATCATATGCATTGTATGGTAATCAATCAAAATCATTGTCTGATGGTATCTATTCAATTTATAACAACAATAACGAGATATTTTATCAAGGTGAATTATTTGATATTCAAGACCAGTTTTCAGGTAAACCATTATTTGAAGTTAGGTCTCGTAAAAATACTATTGATTTCACAAAACAATTTAACACAATTACTCAAGGACTATAATAAATTTAAATGACTAAGATTAAAGTTGTCGGATATGCAAAAAAGACGTTTTTCAATGGAAATATTGAATATCGTCCATTTTCTCCTGATTTAGTAGGGCAACAAGCTGCTAATACTGAATCACAATCCGTTTTAACTAATAATAATTTTTTAGTTACAACTAACTTAGAACCAAAATTCACTAAGGAATTTAAGACAAATAAATTCTCTAAATTTTATTCTTTAAATTCTCTAGGAGATGATAATGATTTTATTTCAACATTTTTTGATAAAGATAAAATAAGGTTAAATTTAGATAAAACAAAATTAACTAATTATGCTTATTTTGGTTCATTATCTGAGTACATCAGAGTTACATTAGAAGATATTATTACAAATTGGCCGGCATCAATATACGTTAACCCGAACATATATTTACCGAGTGGTAACACAGTAATTAATTATACTTTTGATTCTGTAACAAACAAGGCTACATTTTACACAGATGTTAATTTTTTCGATAACAAGTATGGTATTAAATTTCTAAAGACCGATGCTTTGATAGAGGAAAGTGATGATGAAAATATTTTAAGGAATTTATCTAAAAATTATTCATTATTTGAAATTTCTGGTATTTCTGGTTCATATCCAGTTATTGATTATACTGGTTCCACTTACAATACTAATGATTATATTTATTTCGTAACAGAAGGTAACCCTTTCGGGTCTTATTCTGGAACTAATTTTGTTGCAAACTTTCACATTAAACCACAAAATGCTTTATGTGAAGAATTTTTCAAAACATTAAATGATTTAGGCACCAATTTATTGAATCGCCAAACTTATCCTAAATATACATCAATTTACTCGTTTCCGATTGAAAGTGATAACGGTAATATAATATACAGTGAACGTGCATTAACATGGACAACCAATGATGGTTATAATTTAGATTTTGACAATAGTGATTATACAATATTCGCAGGGACTTTATTAGAGATTTCGAGTAAATACGATGAAATAGATACAGATTTAATAGTTAGATTTTTAGTTTCTGAATCTATCACAAACTTTGACACTATTTCAATCAACGAAGATAGTGACGTAGAAGCGAGTGCTAAAATATCTAAAACACTTAGAATTTATGGTCGAGAATTTGATGAGATTAAAAAATATATTGACGGAATTAAATACGTTAACACAGTTACCTACGATAAAAGAGACAACACACCCGATTTATTAATTAAAAATATAGCTAAATTGATGGGGTGGGAAGTTGTTGATGACACCAGCAGTGATTCTATAATAACTGATTTAGTTAATGCAGTTACAACACCTACTTCAGGACAAACGATAGGTTTAACCAAATATGAAGCTGAAGTTGAATTATGGAGAAGGTTAATAATGAACACTCCTTGGTTATGGAAATCAAAAGGTACTAGAAAAAGTGTTGAGTTTTTGTTAAAATTCATGGGTATTCCAGATGATTTAGTGAGATTTAATGAATATGTTTATGTTGCTGATGCACCACTTAACATGGATATTTTAACTAAATTATTGGAAAAAATTAATGGTACAACTAGTTTAGAAGGTTTGGTTGTTGACTCTGAAGGATATCCTAAACCATTACCAAACAATGAGAATATGTGGTTCCAAAAAGGTGGTATGTGGTATAGAGAAACGGGTGGTAATAACTCTGCAGTACATATCAATAATGGTAATAATCCACATGCTGGACCATATGATTGGGGTAATGAATATATTAATCAATTTTCGAAAGGGGTAATACCTAATTTCACACCAACAACAATTTATTTTGACACCATTACAACAGGTGCTACAAATTTATTTATTAATTATAGCTCTGGTACCATGAATACATTAGCTGGTACAGTTATACCTAATGGAGAAATTGTTTTGATTCGTAGCAATGATAGCAGTTCAATATCTGGTTGTGTAACAATGAATGCTTATATTGTTGATGACCCAATGCCTACTTCGGAAAAAACTTTATGTGGGTGTACTTCTGAAGTTGATGATGATATATTAAAGATTAATGTTGAGAAGATAATACAACCTCAGTTAGTAACTAATTGTGTGTACGACTCGGTAGAATATAATTCTAATGGATTTATATCAGTAGTTACATCAAATGTTTCTACGGACTATTTATCAACAGAATGTTGCACTTCATTTGGAGGTGTAGCGATTTATGACAGTGGCGTAAATGCCTATAAATGTAAATGGAATAACTAATGCCTATTAAATGCTTTGGTTCTGGAACTGATAACTCTATTTTTAATAAAGTTATCTATAATTTAGATGGTACTGTAAGTGGTATAAATACTTACACTATGTCATCACCCATTCCTATTACTGCGGAATGTTGTAAAACATTAAATTTAACTTACGACCCAATCAAAAGTAAATGTTTATGGAAAGCTCCTTGTACAATTAACGACCCATTCACAATATTAATATCACCTAAGAATAACGATGGTGCATATTTTATAGTTGATGATAATGAGACATGTACTTGTGAGGTTGAATTTGATTATTTATTCAGCTGGGATTCCAATAAAATGATTGATTTGGCAGTTGAAAATCAAACAACTTTACAACAGGATATTTCGGGAACTAAAACATCTATTTCTAATCTAGAAAACGCGAAGGGTTCTATTAGTGCTGCGACTGAGACATTACAAACAGAAATAAACACTCTAACTTCAACAATTTTATCGTTAACAGCTCAGATTTCTGTCTTAGAATCAAAAAATAATTTAACAAGTGGTGAACAAGCCCAATTAACAAATTTAAAAACACAATTAACAATTGCTACTGATGCTAAAAATACAGCTACAACTAATTTAGCTAATGCACAATCAGAAATTGTAGTCCTTAATAATCAAATATCGTTACAACAAACCACGTTAAATAATTTAAATTATCAATTAACTGGTACAACTAGTTTTACTAGTATGATGTCTAATTTTGTAGCCTATTCTAAATTAAACATATTATCAGCATCAACAGCTACCACCATTACAGATGTGATTGTGCAACTGGATAGTGCAAATGTTAATGTTAATGTATTTGAAAAATTGTTAATTAATACCACAAATAATATTATCACTTATTTAGGTGGTACAACAGGTAATACAGGGATATATTTAAGTGGTAGTTCGAACAATATCACACAAGTAATAAATAATTTAAAAGTTGAGGCGAAAAAAGTCGGCATCACTTTAACTGATTCAATGTTTAAATCTCCTTGGGTAAAACATAAATTAATAATAAATGAAACTGATGCATTATCTTTAATTAGAAATCAAAAAATTAAAATTGGTGTTGAAATTAGAAGCAGTAACTCACCTTTTACTGTATTATTGGACAACATTAAGATTAATAAACTTTGTACAACCACTAAAAGTAAGGAACTCTATGTTACAGAGTCACCAAAATTTAACCTAACTCGTGTACCGGACAATAAAAAATCTTGGGGTTACACCGACACAACTGAGGATAGATTTTTTGATTTAAGTAGAAGACAAACAGATTACCAAGTTAATCACAGTAAATTAGTTATTAACTCAAAAGAAATTGATTTAGATATTGATTCAGCAAAAGCTATTGAATCAAATGTATTTTCATATGTAAAATACAATGGAGATAAAACAATTTCATTTTTAGATAATGGATTTTACAGTGGTTACACCGGATTCGTTTTTGCAACTCCTCATGGTTTAAGTGTTGGTGATGTTATAAACATTGTGCAAGATTCGGGTTATCTTAACGAAAGTTATAACGGTATCACAGATGTAATTGACGTACCAAATAGTTTAACTATTGTAACTTCTAAAGAATGGGGCGTTAGTACACCAGCAAATCCGGGAACTATATATCCTTTCGTAATTCCAAAATTAAACACTAATCTAAGTGGTATTACTATTACAGATAAATTTATTAGAATAATATTATCTGAATTAATCGACGCTAAAAATAGACAAACGATATCTAGTTACCCAACACTAAGACAATTATATGACCAATATCTAGGTTTAGCATCTAATTATTGTTCATCATGTAGTTTATCTTCTAAATTCACATATGCGGATATAGATACCTTTACAAAATTAGTTGGAAATCATTGGGTTGATTTAGTAGAACAAGTAATACCATCAACAACTATTTGGGGTGCAACAAATACATTCAGAAATACAATATTTGATAATAATAAATTTAACTATAAACGATATACCTTACAATTATCTGGAAGCACTTTTAGCGGGGTTAGTCAATCCGACTCAAACACTATAGTTACAACGACCACGATTAGTGATATTACTGGAACAACTAGTACAACTACCGGCGTTACTATCGGTAATTTTAATGAGGGTTCTGAATTTATAGGTTCAGTTGTGATAGTATCTAATAATAACCAAAATAATGGATTTGTAGTTGGGGAAGGTATAACCTTCACGCAAATAGAATAATATTTATAGATATGCCAATTTTAATACAAAAAATAAGTGCTTCACAATTTCCGTTTACAGAACCAAATGTTAACGGAGTTTTAACTATTAAAGCTTCACTTGGTTCTGAGCCTTATTTTAAAGTGGCTGGACTGGAAGGTTACCTAATTGATTTATCTCAAGCTAAAACGACTGAAGATTTTCAAAATCCGATTAATTTTGGATACAAAACTAATACACCATATATTGAATATAGATTTTAATGTACGAACAGTTTAAACATAGCAACTATAATGCGCTTTGGAACATAGATAATGTGGTTTCGATGAGTTCTGATATGTGTTTCTTTTACCCACCAACATTCAACTTATCTGGAGGTGGTAAAGCAAACATGACTGTAAATACACAATACTATAGTGGTATTTCAGTTAACAATATTGTTTCTGGTATTACTAATTCAGTACTAACGAATAATTCAATCCCATTATCATGTGTAACATCTAGTGAATTAGTTACACAATTTATTAATAATGGTAGTGTTATTTATTCTGGTATAATTGCTACATACACAGCAACAACCGCATTAACTGCGTCATCATTAACTGCTAAAGACATAACTGATGCTATTCAAGGTGGTTATGATGCGAACGGTTGGATATACACTAGGGTTAATGACACCTCATTAAAATTAACAAAACCATATTCAGTTAATGTGTTAGATATTAAACTTTGTATGAATTATGAAGTTGATACTGCTTGCGCTTTTACTGCTGCTACAACAAATCCACTATTAACTGGTGGGTGTTCTACCATTCTTACTAATAATTTCGGTATTGCAACAAGTGCTGATACTAATGTCTTTATTTTAACAGGTGATACAATACCATTAACTTTTAATTTCACAGGACATGTTGATACCTTTTCAGCTAAAACTGCTGAATTCAAATACGAAGTATATAAATTTAACAAAAAAACCAATGTTTTTGATTTACCGGCTGTTTACACCGCAGGTACTTATTCATATGATGATGTAAAATACACCAGCGCAATAACCCAAACATTAACAGCTTCAACAATTGGTGTTGATGGTGATTTCTTAGTGAAAGGATATTACACCGCACCATATTGTACTAATTTCCTTGGCGGTATGGGTGTAATTAATGATACTTCAGAAAATAAACTAGGGGCATACTACAATCTATATGACCCAAATTTAGATTATTATTTCTCAGCCTTCAATAAGGCAGACACACCGCAATTCCAAAATGGTGGTAATGATATTCCATTAGGTATTTTAAATTCTATCGGTTTTTTAGCCACCGGACAAACAAGTTTTAGTTTACCTGCCGGATACCAAAATTCAGTTATTGTTAACCTAAATGGTTTGACATTATCTGAAACATATGATTATACAGTTAATTATACTGGTGGTACGATAACACTTAATGAACCTACGGTATCTGGTGATGTTGTGAGTTTTGTATATATTACCGGTGATAATTTTGGTTCCGGATTTACACAAGAAAGTATTGTAGTTAACTCAATCCCTAGTGGTACAACCAATAACCAAGGCTCTAATAATATTTATTATAACACAACGACCGGTAAATACGAAGTTTACACCAATTTAACCCCTTCATCATCTAACGATATCCTAATCAATTTAAACGGTGCATCATTAGCTAATGGAGTGGATTACTATCAATCAATATCTAACGCCAAGAGAATTATATTAACTGGTATTATATTAACTGGAGACATTATCAATATTTCTTATATTAGTACACCCCAAATAATTGGTAACACATTCTCTAATACACCAACAATTTCGTGGACAATTAATAATAAACCTATTGAGAGCGATAGTATATTCACAATTGAAGTTTCTACAGGTACTTCATTCACCACATTAAGTAGTACTGCAAGTACATATTACGAAATTGGTAGGACATCGTACTCACTAGCTATTACCATATCAGGTAATTTTGGGGAAACTTTATATTATAGAGTTAAAAATGATAAAAAATACAAGAATTTAGTTGGTGATTTTATTCATTCGATAAGTTATAGTGACACTGTACCTATAACTATATCTACGAATGCGATAAATTCGTATTAGAAATTTGATGAATTCTTGATATTTAGGTATTTATTAATAAATTATTGAAAATTAGACACCATGAGTTACATTATAGATTCAACAAACCCATTCATCAACATTAAACTCACTCAAAAAGGGAGAGAAAAACTTGCACAGGGTAGATTAAATTTTCAATCTTGGGCCATTGGGGATTCTGAGATTAATTATGAGCGTGAAGCTATAGTTGACGCTGATTCAGGAATGACCCAATCCAAAATATTAAGACCGGTTGATAATCAACCAAATATTAAATATTTTATTGGTAATAATGGTACGTTTTTAAACACTTTATCAGCTGGAAATATACAAACAATAAAAGCGATTGTTAGTAATAGAGCTAATGATAGAGGTTTCTTCACTGGCTCAACAGATAATTTCATAGGATTAACAGGAGCAACATATATTAAATCAACTGGTACATTGTCTAACACCTTATTTACTGGTGGTTCACAACTTAATATTGGTGTTATTAATGCAGTTACTGGTGATACTATCTTATTTAAATTAGGAAACGATATAACGGGTAGCATTCCAGTAAACACTAATAATATTCCAGTACCTCATTTATTTTATAAAATACAACAATCCGGAGGTACCACTATTACATTAGACCGTAATTTACCAGATATCGATACTCCTTCAGGAACAAGTATTCAATATTACGTTTTTCCTAAAGGAGAAGTATCAACAGCATTTGGTTCTGGCGCCACGGCTTATTGGAATACACAAACATTAGCATTTAACAGCGGTTGCGATGTTTCAATAAACAGTGTTCCGGTTTGGAACCTGAACAATATATGGGCTGAAAGTATTGCCGGCATAACTGGTACATCATATGAAAACTTTACAAAATATGGTTCTTATGATTATTTAGGGCTTAAAGAACCATATTTAGATTTTTCTTTAAGCGCAGATACTTTACTTAATACAGACGTATGTAGCGGTGATGTTACATTTGATTACGGTAAAAAAGCTGTGTCGGTATTACATTACACAAATAACACTATTAACAATTTTTACGGAGAGTTTTTCCATATTGATATTACCAATAATAAATTATTGAAAGTTTATTTACCTGATTTAATGTATCACCGAAGATATTTTTCTGGTGGGACTGGTACTGGTAATCAAATGGGTATGAATTTCGTAACATCTGGTTCTGAACAAACAGTTATAGGGACAAATATAAATTATTATGATTTGATTGAAGACCCTACATTAATCAGTAGCGGTACAACTGCCCAGGTTGTTGGTAAAGTCTATCCTCAATACAAAATAATCGTTTTCACTGACGATGAAATTGTTGCGACTATGAATTATAAATCTAATCGCAACTGGACACTACCAAAATTAACCCCAAGTTTAGCTTCACCTTCTGGTGGTACATCAGTAGGAGTGTTAGATGCTGGTAAAACAATGTATATTACTTATGGTTTAACGAATGAAAGTTCTAGTGGGTTAACAACTTCATTACCTTGCCAATATTACTCTAAAGTAATTAATGGTAGTGCCGGTAAACAAGATATAGAATTTAGAATTAATACAACTGGTGAATTACCTTATATGAGAAAAATAGAGTCTTCATGGGACGGGTATGGATTCTATGCAAATAATTTCAAAATTCTATATCAAATTGTAGATTCACAAACAGACAGACCAAGTAGTGACTCTTGGAAAGAGATTAATTTTAGTGGTACTTCTTTAACTGGTACGTTAGGGCAAACAATCTCACCAACTGCTTTGGAAAATCAAAACCCAACTACTAATTCATTTAGATTAACTTACCAAAATACATCTGGTGCCACAACCTATAGTTCAATTTCACCCCTTAATTTAGCTGCCAATTCATCTCCTACTGATTTACAATTTGGTGATGAGAGATTTTTCTACGGTAATATTGAAACTTATATCGGGGCGACTATTTACAAAACAATTTTTAAAATAAACCCAAGTTCTAGTCAATTCAATACAACATCTAATCCAACTAGAAGTACTGATTCATTAGGTAATACACCAGCTATCAGAATTTCAGAAGTTGGTATTTATGATAGTGATGGAGAATTAGTTGTGATTGGAAAATTAAGTAGACCAGCTAAATTAGAAAGCGGGAATACCATTATGCTTGAGTTAGGTTTAGACTTCTAATAAAATAATAATATGGGATACAATACAAGTGCAACAACATTAAATTTAGTAGCTAAATTAACTCCAGAAGGAAAACGTTTATACGTTTCTAACAATGGCGCTACGCTAATCACCAAATTTTCTTTAGGTGATTCAGATGCTAATTATAAAACATCTGGAGTATTAACAACTGGACAAGTACCAGCTATGGGTGGTAATGACAATACTATTAGTGGTGTCACTAACGGAGTACCATTAAATTATTCAATTAAATCATTCGTTTTTAAAGACAATACTGGAGTTGTATTCAAAAATATTGAATCTGGCGCTAATACCGTTAATACAACAACTACAAATGTTGGGTCAAACACAGTAAGTGGAATTAATTTAACTCATAACATAGTAGCTAGAACAGCAACCACTGAAAATTTAACTAATTTATTTTATTCATTTGGTTTACCAATTAGTGATTCTGAAAAATTATTATTCAGTTCTACAACAAGTGTTAATAATGGATTTTCTGATACCGCACTATCCGGTTTCAATACCAACAGAATTATTGTTATTGGTATTAATAATGACGAATACGGTGAAATGTTAGATGGTAAAGCTGTAAATGTAAACATGACAACAAGTGCTGGTACATTCAATATGTACTCTACGTATCAAAAAGGTTTATCTTCTTTAGCTGTTCAGGATGTTAATGTTAGAGAGACCGCACCAGAAACAAAAAGATTTGGTAATAATTATTCAATATTGTTTTCAGATTCTATCCAAAAACCAAATGGTGATACAACTAAAAGTTGGGCGACTGGTTTTAACACAGTTAAACCATTTAGCGTAAATAAAAAAGAGCAATTTAATTACACTACAGTAACAAGTGCTAATATTAGTGCCGATACTGCAGTTGGGTTGGTTTCGTTGGATAAAGGTTTCGCAGTTATAACCCATCCAACAATAGTTAACAGCTTCTTTACAGGTGATAGTTCAGCAACTACAGTAACATTTAATTCAGTAGCTACTGAAGTATCACAAAACATAACTATTATTGCTAATAGAGGTGAATTCGGCACATCTAATAATCCAACTTATAATTCAGGTGATACAGTTCGTATTAGTGAAATTGGTTTACATAGTTCAGATGGGACATTAATAGCTTTAGCAAAACCTAGTGAACACATTCTAAAAACTTTGAATGGATTCTTCGCTATGGGTGTTAAAATTAATTTATAACCTTTACAATTTAATTTGTTTTATTAAAATAATTTCATGGAAAATGAAAAATATGTGTTGGGGTTAGATGTCTCAACAAAATGTATCGGAATTTGCTTAATGAGAGATTTAGGTGATAAGGGTGAATTATTTAGGGTTACTCACGTCTCACCAGTAGTTAAACCTTGTCCAGATTCTAAAATGGAAGAGTTGTTTAAAAAAGTTGAAATTTTTGAAAAAGAGTTCTTAAACAAATACAAAAATATTAATATTACCCATGTTGTGATTGAAGAACCTCTATTACAATCGAATAACGTATACACTATCGCTACGTTATTACGATTTAACGGTATGATTGCTAAATCTATTTATAATACATTAGGTATTGTACCTGAATTCATTTCTTCTTATGATGCAAGAAAATATGCATTCCCGGAACTTATGGCTATCAGAAAGTTTGATAAAAAAGGTAATCCATATTCTGAAAAAGATATAGCTAAAAAAGAACCGGTTTTATTTGGTGCATATGATTGGGATATAGATAAAAAAACCGTAATATGGGATAAAGTCGCCGAAATGTTCCCAACAATTCAATGGATTTATGATAAAAAACATAAACTCAAAAAAGAAAACTACGACACAAGCGATGCTGTAGCATGTTTACTCGGTCACATGAGAAAAATGGCAATCTGGGATTAATTTAAAAATTATTTAGTAAATTTGCACCATGGATGATTTAGTGGTGTTATTGTTTGAACGATTTCTAGGTGGTGTTAAAAAACATTCTCACAACACATCTCAAGTAGCTTTTGACTGTCCAGCATGTTCGGAAGATGCTGGGCTCACGCATGGAGATGGAAAGGGAAATCTAGAAATAAACTATGAAAAAGGAGTGTTCAATTGTTGGGCGTGTGGTTTAAACAACGATATGCAAGGTCATGTCCATAAGTTAATCAAACGCTACGGGAATAATCACATATTAAACCAATACAAATTATTTAAACCGGAACACAACTTTAGATTTATACCTGAAGAAGAGGAAGAGGAAAAGGAAAAAATTATTGTTGTACTACCTGATGAATACGTTAAAATAACAGAAAATATAGATAATGCGGCAACAAATTATTTAGAAGAAAGAGGTGTAAGTAGAGATATGATGTTAAAATTCTCTATGGGTTATTGTTTAACTGGTTTTTATAAAAATAGGATTATTATACCATCATATGATTCGGAAAATAAATTGAATTATTTCGTTTCTAGGTCATGGGTTGAAGGTGGTAAATACAAATACCTTAACCCTAAAGCAGATAAAGAAGATATTATATTTAACGAGAAATTTATTAACTGGGACGCAACTATATACATAGTTGAAGGTGTTTTCGACCACATTGTAGTTCCTAATTCAATTCCTTTGTTAGGAAAAGTATTATTAGCTGAATCTAGATTTAAAAAATTATTGATAGAAAAAGCATCGGCTGAAGTTATTATCGCTATTGATGCTGATGCAATATCTGATGCAAAATATATGTACTCAATTTTGAATGAAACTAAATTAAAAGGGAGGGTAAAAGTTGTATTAATCGATAACGAAGAAGGGAAAGATTTATCCGAAATCTTTCAAGAACAAAAATTTCAAGGTGTTATAAAAATATTAAAAACCGCTAGAAGAATGACAGATATGGAGTTATATGATTCATTCTTAGAACGCCGTAGTAATTTTATAAGAAAGAAAAGCAAACACCGGAAATATAACATAAAAAATTCGTAAATTTGTATTATGGTAGAAATAAAGAGATGGGATTCTAAGGTTTACCTTGAGCCGATTGAACACGTATACATACATAAAGATAGTGGGGTTAAATACAATTCAGTAACTAAAGTAATATCTTCAGTTGAAGAGCACTTCGATGCTGAATCTGTAGCTATGGCAATCGTTAGACAAGATGATTCTAGAAAAAAAGAAGAATACATCGGCATGGATAAAGAGCAAATCCTCCAACGATGGAAAGAAATCAACGATGAGGCCAATATTTACGGAACTAAAATTCATAATAGTATTGAGGATTACCTCATGTCAAATAAAACCTTAGAAGGTAGGGATGAATTAGAAGTACAAGTAATTGATGCGTACAATAGAATTGGTATAGATGAAGGTGATGTGATGTACCCAGAAAAAATTATGTTTTCTGAGGAGTATGAATTAGCCGGAATGTCTGATTTAATAATAGAACA